CCACTTAAAGCGGGTACATCGTTAAACATTTCCTTAGTCATGGTTAATTGAGAACCAATGCTTCTGATAGGAGCATCAACGGGATCAAGTTTGAATTCAGATTCTCCGTACGCAGATGCTTCTACTCTAGCAGCAGCACCGTTGGTGTAAGAAGTTTCTTGAATATACCTTACAGTATTAGAATCAGTTGATATTGAAGTTAGCAAATCTCTTGCTCTAGTTGTCCTTGTAGGATCAAAGTAAAATCCATTTAGTCTATCAGCCGGTACAGTATCTCCCGATGCGTTAGCAGCAGTTGTCATAATAGCTTTTAAACTTAATGTAGCCTTAGATGATTGTCCGTTGATAAATGCTTTAAAACTAGCACTTTCACTTAAAGCATCTTTTAAACTAGCATTGAAATTTTTTGGAGGTGCGCTATCTAATGATTTTTGCTTATCCAATTCCAAAGAATCAATTCTTGAGTTTAAATCCTCAACAATTTTTCCATGCTTTAAAATATCTTCGTTTATTTCACCTTTAAGTTGGTTCTTGTAATCAGAACCCATGTTTTTCTCTACTGATTGCTCAATTTTTGCATCAATAGTGCCTTCTAATCCCTCCTTGAGAGATACGAGACGTTCGTTTAAATCTTCCATTTATAATCTTAATAAAAAGTTATCTAATTCGTTTGCTATCTTTTTGCTTTCGACTGATTCCTTTTCTAGTTCAGATTTCTGAGACTCATTAAGTATAAGTGAAGATTTTTCTTTTAGCATTCGTAATTCAAATTCTAATAGATGAGGATTATCAAGTTTCCTTGACATTTTGATTAATTTATCAAACTCATCCATTAAATTGTCAACAGATTTTGTCCCTTTGTACTCTGTAACTTTAGCCAATGGGTTTGCAGCTAGGGTAACCAAAGAAAATTCAAATAATTTTATTTCTTTGATATAGTTGACATCCTTCTGCAAATCTTCTTTGATCGGAATAAATCCAACCGAGAACTCTTTTAATATTCCTTCAGACACCATTGTCTTGACATCTTTCCCTAAAGAACTATCTGATATTTTTGCTTCAATAAATAAACCTTTCTCATCTTCTTTCATAGACATCGGTTTACCTATTGGTTGATTCATGTTGTGTTGGTAGAGAAACGCTATTCTTTCAGAATTTTCTTGAAGTGTTTTGGCGTAAGCACCTTTAGTGATGATATCACCATCTGAATCTTTATTGTTAAACATTGATGCATATCCTTTGATGATTCCTTTCTCATCATCCATGTCATCAAAATAATTTCCTTTAAACCTTAACATATTTATTAATTTATGCCAAAGTTAATAAAAAAAAAGAGCATTCATTTCTGAACGCTCCTAACACAAATTTTAAACACTTATTAACTACTAATGTAATTGTTGTCACCACAAAAACAATTACAATACAAACTTAAACAACATATCCTAAATAACAACGACAATTCACAATTTCTTTTGCCGGTGCTGAAATATCTCTAGGATGCAACATTAAACTTCCGTTTACCTCAAACCTATCTTTTAGTGGAATTGAATTACTTCTTACATAAAAGTTTGTAGCTTGAAAATGGCTATCTCTTATTCTATCATCTAATATACCTACCCAATACTTTGACACCGGCTTTTGCTTTGCTATTCTTAGCATTGCTTGTAATTCTACAGATGATTGCGCTATGCCTAATTCTGTTGCAGCTATAACTTTTGCCCTAAGTTTATTATTGTGTTTTTTTATTTTATCTACAACATCATCAATATTATTGTTGTCATTTATAATTGTTTCGATAATACTCCTTGTCCTATTCTTAAATAAATTTTGATCTTTAAATCTATTTAAAAATATAGAAATTGCTACAGATGCAATAAACGGATTTGGTGTACCTCCGTACTTTCTACTGTATCTGTCATCAATATATTCTCCGGAATCAATATACCCTTGTCTTAAAGTATTTTTCATTCCTTCTGTATTATTAACTAAATCCCATGTAGCATCTATGCCGTTGAGGGCAATGTATAAGGCTATGCCATTAAAAACAAAATCTAAATCAGTTTCTATTTTTAACGTGTACTCATCAATGTAGCTTTGCATTGTTCTTTCTGTGTTTAGAAGAAAAGGTATATCACCTAATCCCTCTTTTAAATACATACTTCTACGTTGTCTGAAGTTTTTATTTAAGGTAGCAAAATCAGTTTCGTGATTGCATCTTTTTACAAATGAATCATAATCCTCATAAAAGTTTGGGTAACACACTATTTTTCTGTGTAATCAGATGTATCATTAAGTAATTGCTGACTAGCACCTCCGCTTTCTTTTGGTGTAACGCCATCAGATATTGGAATGTAATTAGCTAACATATGTATTTCATCCATCTCCTTTTGATCTATAGGCTCGTACTTCATTGCTTGTCTTTTTTCATTTGGAGTAAGCCACCAAGCTAAAGATAATTGCCTAACAACCTTTTCCATGTCCTCTTGTAACTCCGGAACACTTAGAAAATCAAAATCAATATAGTATTGATTACCATACGTTGGTGTCAACCATCTGTTTAATTCATCTCTTATTGCAATTAACTTTGGAAATACTGCTTGTAAATAAAGGTATTTTTTTGCTTCCCGATAGTTATTGAAAGTTGATGCTTGAGTGTCATTAAGAAGAATTGATGGGGTTTTATATACAGATGCTAAATCTTTAATTGATAAATTATATTGTTCTATCAATGCTAAATCAGCAGCCGGTAATCCCATTTCTAACCATTTAAAATCATGATTTGTTACCATAATTTCTCCGGCATTATTTACTCCACTATACATGCTTTTATATTTGTCCCGCAAAGCACTTGCATGTTCTGCCGTAAGCATATTGTCTTGTGAGGTTAATATTCCTCTAGCACCTTGATTTGTTAAAAACTTGCTACCCGTAGTAATAGCGTCATTATTCATTTCTAAGTTTCTATACGCTGCTTGTAAAGGTGATTGTCCGTATAAATGCGTTCCTACTCTAGAATAATCGGGATTAAAATTCTTTATGTGTGCAACTTGATCTGATGGAATAGATTTATTGTAACTTAACCAATTTAATGTGTAACCTTTTATTGGTTCTAATATATCACCTCCAACTATTTCTACTAATTGTGATGGTAACACATGCATTTCTTTTATTCTACCTTGTTGTCTTCCACTTTCGGGTGATAGTCCCCAAATAAATCCATCTCCGGTTAAGCATTCAAATGCAATTAAGTCTGTTATAAATTCTGCTTGTCCTTGTTTTGGATTAGGATTTTCTAAAAATTTAGCTAAATCAGAATTGTCTGCCGGTTTGTATGCCCTTTTCTTTGCTTGCTCTGCTTTAAACATCGCATTGTCATTCATAGCACCCTTTATCAAAGTCTGATATTCTTTTGCGTATCTTTCATCTACTTTTTCGTAGACACACATTTTAATGTTTGACGCAGATTTAGAGATTAAATCAACTATAGAGTAAACAGTAGCATTTTTTTGAAATCCTTCTTTTATAAAAGTTTCCTTGTTAGGCTCTTGCTTAATAAACGGACTTACTCCGAACTTCCCAAAAATTAATTCATTGTATCTAGGATCAGTACTTTTTTGTTTCTTCTTACCGAAGTTGAAAATTCCCATAAATATTTTTATACAAAAATAGCATAAATAAAAAAAAGTATTTTATATAACAAAAAATTTGTTACCAACAAAGAAATGTGAGTAGTAACCCATCCTTAAAGCATCTAAAAGGTGATTATTTTTATCCTCCGGAAAACTTTCATATGCATTATCATCATCGGGATCAAATCCACGCTTTAATTTCCAAGAATATGCCATGTATTCTTTGTGTAAATTTTTACTGTCTTTATGATAAAAAACACTTGCTCTTTTTAAAAAGTTAATTCCCTCAATAATACTACCCGAACCCTTACGTCCTTGTACGGCATTAAATCCACTACGTTTTAATTGCTCTATAGTTTGTTTTTGGTTGTGATCACAATAAACCGGCTCACCCATGTAATGAGCATTTCGTAATGTCATTATTATTTCCTCATCCATCATTTTAGTTGAATAAGCCAATTCTTTTACATATATACTTTCATTTGCGCTTACAACTTTTATTATTGCCGTTGGATCGGGAAAGAAACCAAAATCTACTGAATAAAATACTCCACCTTCGGGCAATTCATTAATCTCTTCCCATCCTTTATAAATCCTACCTTTATTTGTACTTGCCCTAAGTCCCAAACCATACACCCTATATGCTTCCGGATCAGTACGTTGTAACATCTCAATCTCTTTCTTTTGTATTGCACTAAGAAAATTATTGTCTTTGTATGTACTTACAAAAACTGCAACATCCTCTGCTCTGTTATCTTCAAGATCATATATCCATGATTCTGTCATACTAGGATTATAGCAAAAAAACACTTGTGTCGTTGTTCTGTAGTTTAGTTGCCGGTACTCTTCTTTACTTAACTCTTGACATTCTATGATATACAAAATGTCTCTCTTCATTGATCTTAGCCTATCCGGCTGATCTCCCGTTGCTAGAAACTTAAACGTATGCCCGTTTAATTTATATTTTAAATCTGTTTTGTTGTGATTTGTCTCATCATAATAACCCCAAGC